ATCAGAAGAAAGTGTTAAGGTCAGTAAATCCTCACAAAAACCTGCTATAATTAGTGTATAATCAACTACCACCTATGACACTGCCAAAATCTGGTACTTCTAATCTCACTCAGGAAGAGTGGGATGAGTTGCTTGCACTCAAGGAAGCAATCAAGTATGCTCCCCATCAAGTTGCACCACATAAAATGGAAAAGTTCACTGAACTTATGGTGCGAAGTTTAGAGGGGAAAAAATCTGATACCCCTCAATAAATAAGTATTATCTCGATACAAAACATGGAAAACATCGACAAGCACATTCAGAAAGATGAGGAACTTCTGAGTGACCCTACTATTTCACCACAGTCACGTCGTCATACTGAAGAAGAATTAGAAGCACTGAAGGCATATAAAGAGAATCATCCTGGTGAGACACACGATCCTACTCCACTTGAGTTATATTGTGACACTCACCCAGATGCATCTGAGTGTAGAGTATATGATGACTGATATTGTTAGTAACCTCTAAATTGTTCCTTTGATATAAGGAGCACTCTGCTCCACTACCTTTTACAATGCAAGACAAAATCGCACAAGTCAAGACCTTTCTGTCTGAGAATGTTTCCAATGAACTTCTAAAGAACATTGGTCTTAGCACTGCTATTCTTTTTGTTGTAATTGTTGCTCAACTTCTTATTCATGAAGTTGTTGCTGTTGTTGATGCAATTCCTGTGTTCAATGGTGTTATGGAACTCATTGGACTTTTCACTCTCATCAACTTCAGTCGTAATAATCTGATGACTCCAGAGCAACGAACTGCACTGGTGGATAAAGTAAAGAGCACCTACAACAATGTAGTAGAATGAGGGAGCAATCCCTCTTTTTTATTGTTAGTAACCTCCAAACTGTATCATAGGTAAGAGACACACTGATTATGCCACTTCTACATCTTGAGCACCCAGAAGATTATATTCTCACTGGTGAAACCTGGGTGTTTGATGCACTGTATGACAAGAGTGCTAAACTTTCTGTAAAGATTGATGGTGCTCCTGCTATTGTGTGGGGTGTCAATCCTGAGAATGGTAAATCTTTTGTTGGCACCAAGAGTGTATTCAACAAGAAGAAGATCAAGATTTGCTATAGCATTGATGACATCTTTCGTCTCTATGATATTGAAACTCATGCAAGTTTGATTGAGGTTCTTTGTGCTTGCTACATGAATCTTCCTGTGACTGAAGGTGTTTATCAGGGAGATTTCATTGGTGTTGGTGGTGCTGCAACCTATACTCCCAACACCATTACCTATAAGTTCCCTGAGATTGTCAATGAGAACATTATCATTGCTCCTCACACTTACTACACTGGGGATGTACTGAACCAGATGCAACCTCATCCTCTTGAGGGTGAACTAATCAGCACTGATAAGTGTCTCTTTGTGCAACCCAGTGTTGATAGGGTTCGCTCTAATGTTAGTGCTGTTCGTCCTAAGATTGAGAGTGTCAAGTTTCTGACTGCTAAAGAAGCAAAGCAGGCAAAGCAAGACATCAATGCTATCATTCGCAGTGGTGAAGAACTCACTGACTGGGATCTGATTGACATCCTTGGTTGTGCATACCTTGCCAATCTGTATCAGTTGGTTGTAGAGATCAAAGAGGACTTGCTTGGTAGTTTCATTGTCTACAACTGCCCTAAAGCATACATTGGTGATGAAAGAGTTCACCAAGAGGGGTTTGTCATGACCACAGATCGTGGTATGATCAAGTTAGTTGACAGGCACAAGTTCTCTTATGCCAACTTTACTCAAGGACGATTCCAATGAATGATGAAATACTCTCAAACATGGACACTGAAGAACTTGAACTGTTCTTGTCTGTCTGTGCTGAAGAAGCAGAAAAACTAAATGTTAGTATAGAATACTACATTGCAGAGTTTGTTCCATGAAAGACAAAGCAAAAATTATACTTGCACTGAAGCAAGTAGAGAACATTGCATCTCTCATTGAAGGCAATGAGTATGAACAATACATGGTTGGCAAACTTATTTCAATCAAGGTAGAACTTGAAAGACAGTTGACTAATCTTTCAGTACACAGTAGAATCTAAACATCATCTGAAACAAGCAATGAAAACCCTGTATGTAGTAGATCACTTTGTTCCTTTCCCACAGTCAGAATATGGTGGGATTTGGAACGTTGTGGCAGAAAATGACGAAGAGTGTTTTGATCTCATCACAGAAAATGATGATGAACAATACCCTGAGTTTTATGGACATCTGAGGGAAAATATCCAGAAATCTAATAAATATACTCTTTCAGATAATGTTCCCTCAGAAGTGATTACTTCTTTTCTCACCTAATCTGCATGACAGAACAAATAGTCAGCACTCTAAAGTCCCACATCAAAGAGTTGGAGACACAAATAGAGTCAAAGAACAAAGAGATTGACAATCTCAAGTCACTCATTTACAAACTGCAAGACATCAAAGAATCCAAATAGATGATTGAACTTCCTGTTGATTTTCCACATTCTGCACCTGAAGGTTATTCATATGAAGTTGAAGAGTTCAAGAAAGGAGTTCAATCTATTTGGTTAGTGCATCACAAAAAGTATGTGTATGCAGAAGGTAAAACAGTAAGAACTATTTGGGGTTTCTATAAACCTAAGTCAAGACAATACTTTGCACCTATCAATGCCAAAACTGTTGGTGATAAGGTAGACATCAATGGCACACGCAATTATACATCTATGCCACTCAATCTCAATCCTTTGGAGGCAGCATTTCTATGAGGTTTTGTGTTAAGGATGAGGTAGAATATAAGGGGATGCAAGGTGTAATTACCTTTGCAGATTCTGCCTACATTGTTATCAGTTTGCCTGCTGTCAGTGATAAGAACAACCCTGCTGGTTTAGTTGTATTCCCAGAGCAGCAGAAAAATGTATATTTGATTGATGAAAAATGACTGTACCATTTTACATTGAAGAACCACTAACTTGGAAGAAGATAGAAGTTCCCTATGATATCGTCCAGTATTGTGATGCTTTCACTTTGGATGCAGATCGTGAGGATTTGCGGTATATTGACTGTGTTTGGATGCACATGGGTTACTATGGTGTGCCTAAACATGTAATGAAAGCACACAGAGATGAATGGAATCCACCAGTCCAACCTGTGTTTGAATAAAAGTTAGTAACCTCCAAACTGTTCTTATAGTGTAATCACCACAAAACTATGAACTCCTCTGATATTGTCAAGGAAATGCTTGAAATGAAAACTATGGTGAGTCGTCACCAGGGTTTGGTATGGACGCCAGAGCAGAAAGAGCGTTATGCTGAGTTGCTTGAGTTGCGTCGTGCTTTTGTAAAGCACTGGCATGAAGAAGGTAAGGTTTGGGTTGGTCCTTCTCAAGCAGGAAAGAATAAAGAAGAGGAGTGAAACTCCTGGGGGTTATTGTTAGTAACCCCCAAACTGTCCTAATAACATAAGTCATACATTGATGCCTACTCTTCGTCCTCATCAGCAAACTGCACTTGATGCACTGCTTAAGTATAATCTTGGGCAGTGCGTCTTTCCCACAGGTTCTGGTAAGACTCTGGTGGGTATTATGGATGCAAAGCGTCAGTTTGCTTCTGATACTCCCAAGACTATTGTAGTTGTTGCTCCTCGCATTCTTCTTGCTGAGCAACTCTCTTCTGAGTATCTTGAGCACATTACTAATGCTGAGGTGCTGCATGTTCACAGTGGAGAAACAAAACATTTCAGCAGCACTAAACCTGAGCAGATCAAACTTGCTGTTGAGATGTGCAAAACTGTTGGTGTCCACAGTATCATCTTCACCACCTATCATTCTCTGAATCGCATTCAAGAGGCAGAGATTGAGGTGGATACTATCTACTTTGATGAGGCACATAACAGTGTCCAGCGTCACTTCTTCCCTGCTGTTGAGTATTTCTCTCAGGAGGCAAGTCGCAAGTATTTCTTTACTGCAACTCCTAAGCACTCTCTGACTATCTCTAAACCAGGCATGAACATGCCTGAGATCTATGGTCAGGTGATTGCACAGGTTCCTGCTACTCAAATGGTGGCAGAGGGTTATATTCTCCCTCCTAAAGTTGTGGTCAAGCAACTACCTATGGTGCATGATAAGCAGATGGTTGCTGAGCGTGATGCCAGCAACATGCTTGAGACCATTGATGAGAACTCCCTCAATAAGATCCTGATTTGTGCACGCTCTACCAAGCAGATTGTCAAGTTGGTGTCTGAATCTGACTTCTGTCAGCAGTTGGAGTTTCGTGGTTATTCTTGGATGTATATTACATCTAAAACTGGTGCAGTTATTGATGGCAAGAAGGTTGATCGTGAGAAGTTCTTTGACACTCTGAATGAGTGGGGTAAGGATAGCACAAAGAAGTTTGTTGTTCTACACCACAGTATCCTTGCAGAGGGTATCAATGTCAGTGGACTTGAGGCAGTATTGTTTATGCGCAACATGGACTACATTGGCATCAGTCAGACCATTGGTAGGGTAATTCGTCTGGGTGACAATACCAAACAGTTTGGTCTGGTTTGCGTTCCTGTGTATGACAAAGTTGGCATCAGCACTGCAAAGAGTATCCAAGCAGTTGTTGACACTGTGTTTGAGAAAGGTGAACCTGCTATTAGTGTTGTGAGGAGGTAATTGTGAAGGATTTGCATAGAGATCATCATGAAACTATTTTACATGCCAAACCAGAAAGTTATGGGTTTATTGTAGGTAAAAACTGGGAAGATCAAGACATGTGTGCTGCTGTTCCTGTCATTGGTGCTAAACAACAACTGGCAATCATACAGCATGGAAAAGTGGTTAAGTATTGTAAAAATGTCTTGACAGCACGCAAGTTTATTGCTAAACTCAGGAAGAATAAATAATTGGACAGAGTAACGTCCAGAGAATGAAATCCTTTCATCAGTTTGTATCAGAAGCACAAGAAGTTGGTGTGAGATCAGCATCAACTTCTGGCACTATTGGTGGAGATTCAGGTTTCCAAGCAAGGCAACAGCAAGGTGTAAATAAGTTTGTCAAAAAAGGAACTGCTGCAACTGTTGGTGCAGCAGCAAGTGCGGCAGGTGCAGGAATAAAGAAAGCAAAAGATGCTGCAAAGGAGAGATTAACATCTCAAGGTAGAATGGATAGGTATAAGAGAGAAACAGAAAAGGCAAGACAAAAGACAGCAGCAAGACAAGGAGTTGCTGGTGCAAGAAAGGAGAGAGATATTGCAAGAGATGCTGAAAGAAAGTCTGGAAGTGTTGCTGCAAGATTACGCAGACTGAGAGGAACTCCAGAAAGAAAAGCATTACCAGCAGCAGAAGCATATGATCCTGAAGTAGCAGGAAGATCACAGATTCGCAAGCAAGGTGAAGGTGGAAGAATTGGTGCTGAGCGTAAGAAATCAGAACCAGAAAGAAGAAGAATGAAAGCAGTTGGTGGTGGTAAAACTGCACCAGTTGGATATAAAGATAGAAAGGACATTGGTCAGCAAAGACAACGCTCAACCAGAGAACAACAACCAACTCAGGAAAGAGGATC